AATATTATAGAAACAGCACCGCAAATACATATGAACGGACCTACTGCTGGAACAGCACCAACGGCAGCTATTGCTCAGTTACCAGAAGAAGCAAGGACTTCTGCTAAAGGTAGCATACCTCTTTCGTTATCTGTAACTACTCTTCCTGATTTACCTAAACAAGATGCTTGGCAATCTATAGAACCTTTAGATTTAATAATGCGTAGAGCTCCTACGTATGAGCCTTATCCGCATCATGAGAATTTAGGACCAACAGATGTTAAGCCTGAAAAAACAGATCGAGATATTGAAGTTAGATACAAAGATCCTAAAGATTTTAAAGATCCTTTAACTGGTTGGAGGCAATACAGTACCTCAACTGATACGTTTAGAAAAGGTAGTTAAATACAGTTATGGCAATTTCTAAACTTTACGATAAGATTAATATACAAGGGTCAAGTCCTGCACAATTTGCCCCTAAATCTAAAACATACAAAGGTTTTAGCACAGTATCGCCAGCGGCAGAAAGCTTTGCGTTATATGATCTTTTCCTTATCAAACAAGACATTTTAAACCATTTTCACATACGATTAGGCGAAAAATTAGAAAATCCAGAGTTTGGAACTATAATTTGGGATGTATTATTTGATCCGTTAACCGACGACCTACGAAAATTAATTGCAAAAAATGTAGAAGATATTGTTAATTATGACCCAAGAGTTAGAGCAGAGCAAATCATAGTAACATCCTATGAAACCGGCATACAGATAGAATGTACACTGGTTTATTTTCCTTATAATATTCAAGAAGCTATACAATTTAAGTTTGATCAAGCTAACGGTTTAATGACCGGATAAACTACGCACTTAATTATATACGCTAAATACTGAATAATTGGGAAGGCGTATGTCAACAACTGATAGACAAAATAGACTGCTAGTAGCAGAAGACTGGAAACGTATCTATCAAAGTTTCCGTAATGCAGATTTTCAGAGCTACGACTTTGAAAATTTACGCAGAGTAATGGTCAAATATATTAGGGAAAATTATCCTGAAGATTTTAATGACTATATAGAATCTAGCGAATACTTAGCCTTAATAGATCTCATTGCATTTTTAGGACAAAGTCTTGCCTTCCGTATTGATCTAAATGCTCGAGATAACTTTCTTGAATTAGCAGAACGTAGAGAAAGTGTACTAAGACTAGCGCAACTTTTAAGCTATAATGCCAAACGAAATATTACAGCTAGCGGTTTATTAAAATTTGTAACTGTAAGTTCAACTCAGGTTATTTACGACAGTAATGGTAGAAATCTTTCTGGACAAACAATTCAATGGAATGATCCTAGTAATCCCAACTGGTACGATCAATTCATTAAGGTAATAAATGCAGCCTTGCCAGCTACTAGACAATTTGGTAATCCTGACGACAAAGCCACTATATACGGAATTCCGACAGAACAATATAGATTTCAAGCAAGTAATACAGATGTTCCTGTATATAGTTTTACTAAATCTGTAGACGGTAGAAATTTACAATTTGAAATTGTATCTACAACTTTTAAAGATGAAACTTACATCTATGAAGAACCGCCTGCTGTTGGAAATCGACTGGCCTTTATCTATCGAGACGACGGAAAAGGTAATGGTAGTACTAATACTGGATTCTTTGTTCATTTTAGACAAGGCATTTTAAATCAAGGCACTTTCACTATAGACCAACCAAGCACTAACGAATTGATTGATATCAATGCATTTAATATCAATAATGACGATGTATGGTTGTATAAACTTGACAGTCAAAATTTTGAATCAGAATACTGGGCTAAAATTTCTGCTTTAGAAGGTAATAATACTATCTATAACAGTTTAAAGAAAAACATTCGAAACATTTATACAGTTGTATCTCGAGCTAATGATGCAGTAAGTTTAGGATTTAGTGACGGTGTATTTGGTAATTTACCTCGTGGAACATTTAGAGTGTACTATAGACAAAGTGCAGGCGTTAGGTATATTATTAATCCTCGTGATATTAGAAATATCACAATTGAGATACCGTATGTTTCAAATTTAAATCAATTTGAGACACTATCTGTTACTGTAAGTTTAACAAATTCTGTAGCTAATTCTTCAGAGCCTGAATCAAATGATTCTATTAAATCAAATGCTCCTGCAACATATTATACACAGAATAGAATGATTACTGGTGAGGATTATAATATTAGTCCGTTATCAGTTAATCAACAAGTAATTAAAATTAAATCAGTAAATCGAACTTCTAGTGGTATAAGTAGATATTTTGATTTAATTGATCCTACAGGAAAATATAGTAAAACAAATTTATTTGCTGACGACGGGATCATTTATCGAGAAGAATATACTGATAGTTTTAGATTTAGTTATGTAACAAAAACAGATATTGAAGCTGTTATATACAATGACATTTTTGAAGTTTTAAAATCTAAGCAGCTTAGAGATTTTTATTATTCTAAATTTATTAGAATTGCCACAGATTCTTTAGATGTAAAATGGGTTTTACGTACAAGCGAGACCAATCAATGTACTGGATATATTGCTGATATATCAACTAATTCTCCGTACAAGACTGGAACGTATACAAGTACATTGTTGAGATTCGTAGCACCGGGAGCATTGATCCAGTTTGAAGTTTCTAATCCTGCCTTACAGTATTTTGATCGTAACGACAACAATCAAATTAAATCAATAACTGCTGGCCAACAAAAACCGTATGACTCTTCAACCACGCTATGGTCAAAAGTTGTTTCTGTATACGGAGATGGTACAAATAATTTAACTGGAATTTTACCGGACGGTTCTGGACCAGTTGTACTTAATGACATTATTCCAGGTGAAGCTAGAGTTAAACAGATAATTCCTGCTTTTAGATCTACATTAGATACAAACACAGTATCAACGATGGTTGATTTAGTATTTTCTAATAAACCGTTTGGTTTAAGATACGATATTGAAAATCGAATTTGGAAAATAGTTTTTGAAGTAAATTTAAACACAGCATCTTCGTTTAGTTTAGGCAAACAAGGTGATAATTCTAATCAACAATTGGATTCAAGTTGGCTATTATTGTTTACAACAGACACTGAATTTTATACAGTTAAATCTAGACTGTTAAGATACATTTTTGAAAGTGACAAACAACTTAGATTTTATTTTGATTCAAGCGATAAAATTTACGATACACGATCAAATGTTACAGTAAAAGATAAGGTTAAAGTTCTAAGTATTAATGTAGATCCAGAAACTCCTGGTAGCTCATCGCCTTTTACCTATGATAGAGAATGGGAAATTACTGAAGAATATCGAGGAATAGATGGATATGTTGATACAAAAAAAATACAGTTGACATTTTCAGACAGTGACGACGATAGTATAGTAGATGATCCTAACTTATTTGAAGAAATAGTTCAACCGTTAATAACACCTAATGAAAAATTTATTGTACAAGAACTTTATCAACTTTCTCAAAACCAAGAAGATTATCGTTGGATTGATAATTCTTCAGGTATAGTACTAATAGAGCAAAGTCAATCGGCTGTTACTAATACTAGTATCTATAATAACGGACAATACTTTTATTTTGTTGACACTGATACTGTAAAAAAATTAGATACAGTTACAGGCACGTTTGAAGTATCTTTAGACTACAAAGTTTATCAAGGACGCGATAATATAAAATTCCAATATATTCATAATGCAGATTATGAATCTAGAATAGATCCAGGATTAACAAATTTTATTGATGTGTTTGTGTTAACTAAAGATTATGATGAAAGTTTTAGATCGTGGTTAGACGGAACACTAATTGAAGAACCTCTTCCTCCAAGTACCGACTTCTTATATAATATGTTATCAGAAGACCTTAATAAGATTAAAGCAGTTTCAGACGAAATAATATACCATCCTGTAAAATATAAAGTTTTATTTGGATCTAAATCTAGTATAGATTTACAGTCGTCGTTTAAGGTTGTAAAGAATCCAGAAGTTGTTATTAGCGACAATGATGTTAAATCAAAAGTGCTATCTGCAATTAATGAATTTTTTGCACTAGAAAATTGGGATTTTGGAGATAACTTTTATTTCAGTGAATTGTCTACGTATGTTATGAATAGGCTAGCTCCGAATATTACTAATTTTATTATTGTGCCAAAACAATCTAAATTAACTTTTGGTAGTTTATATGAAATTAAAGCAGAAAAAGATCAAATTTTTATCAACGGATCTACAGTAGACGACATAGAAATTATTTCAGCTGTTACTGCTAGTCGAATAAAAAGTTCTGGAGAGATTTCTCTCACAATAACAGCAAACAGTCAACAAAAAATTACTAGCTCAGGGATTAACTAATGGCTACTCAATCAGAATCAGGACTACCAATTTCAAATAATGAATCACGAAAAACTTCTGATTTATTGCCTCGCTTTTTCAGAACAGATTCTAATAAAAAGTTTTTATCAGCTACATTAGATCAACTAACACAGCCAGGTACAGTTAAAAAAATATCTGGATTTATTGGCCGCCGAAATTCTAAATCGTCAGTTGCATCAGATGTTTTTATTGCAGGGACTGATGCTAATAGGCAAAATTATCAATTAGAGCCAGCAGCAGTTATTACTGATTTATTAGGTAATGTAAATTTTTATAAAGATTACATCGATCATATAAATCATGTTGCAGTCAATGGCGGAATAGTTGATAATCATGAAAGAGTTAATAAAGAAGAATTTTATAGTTGGAATCCGCATATTGATTGGGATAAGTTTGTAAACTTTCAACAATACTATTGGTTACCTTATGGCCCTGATCCGATAGAAGTTCAAGGCCAACAGCAGGCAATTGAAAGCACTTATACTGTATCTATAGAAGATGCAGGTGATAATTATGCCTTTATATTTTCTCCGGACGGTCTTACAAGAAATCCAATTTTAACTTTGTACCGAGGACAAACTTATAATTTTATAATTGATTCTCCAAACAATCCGTTCTCAATTAAAACTAGAAGAGTAGCCGGAGAGTTAGAAAAATATTTAGACGGTGTCTCTGCTTCGAGCGTAACTAACGGCGTAATAACTTTTACAGTATTATCTAGCGCACCTGATGTACTGTATTATGTAAGTGAAGCCGATGCTAATACCGGCGGCGCATTTCAAATTGCTGATATTACTGAAAA